GTTACTGTCAATGCTTCCACCGCCTTTACCGACTGTAATAGAATTTATAGCAGCATCGCTAGTAGTTACTAAAGATGTAAACTTCCCACTTGCTGGTGTTGTATTTCCTATGGTTGTATTATTAATACTACCACCATTGATAACAGCAGTGGTAACAGTTCCTAAATTTGCGCAAGTCTGACCTTCCGCAGTCCAGTTTCCATTTATTGTGCCATGCCATGTGCCACCATTGATAGTTGGAGAAGTTAGCGTCTTATTAGTAAGCGTTGCTATATTGTCATTAAATACAAAAGTATCATCTCCAGTAAGTGCTGGAAGTGTGATATTTACATTTTTAGTTAATTCGCTTGGAGTAATTGTATAATAATAATTTCCAGATGTATCACTTATATTTGGAGTAACTAGTGTCTTATTAGACAAAACTTGTGTTAGTGTTGTGCCTACTATTTCACCATCACCTACTCCATGAACACCAGTTGATAATATCTCATGAGCATCAGCCCAAGATTTGACATCTGTAAAGTTAGTGTTTACATGAGATGACCTAATTAGTGTATTTGGAACGAATATATTTGTTATTGTTAGTGGCATATTTTTACCCTCACTTTGCTACCCATCCAGTTACACCACTACCACTCTCTTTGACATAAAAAGTGGTATTAGTTCCACCATCTAATCTTAAATATATTGACCCTACGCTTGCTTTTATCTGCCCCTCTGGAGTTCCTTTGCCAAAGTATATCGGTAAAAGCCTTAAAATTCTTTTAATCTCTTTAAGTTCCATATTAACCTGATATGCATCAATTGGGTCTTTTAATGTTCTATCCGTAACCTGCATTATCTTATACCCTTAAATTGGAATATCTTATCGTAACCATTAAATTTTATATTCTGTCCAGCCGCATTATTTTCAACCTTTAAATTAGACCATCTATGTATCCTAGAGCCAGGTACCCTGTATTTATTCTGTATCACTGCCACACCATCCCAGTATGACAAATCCCAAATCGCTTGGTCCCACAACGCAAATGGAGGCAATATAACTGTGGTTAATTTAGACTCTCCAGCAATAAAGTCATATCCATAGTAGATGTTTACTGGAAACGAGCCTCCAGCATCAAATCTCGGTCTTATAAATAGCAACCTTTTACTTAAAGTAGGATTGCCATAACTATCCCAAAAGTGCTCATAAGAATAAGGTATACCACCAATGGAATATGTAGAGGTTTCATCTGGTATAGTTTCCCAGTTGCTAGTCAATGTAAGTGTATCAGATGTATTAGAAGAGATTAAACGCCTTTGTCCAACGCCTTTGCCGTCTATTATGTAAACATAACATCCAGCATACAGATTTGTTGTCCAAGACTGTGCCTCATCTGTAAGGGTATCGCTAGTTGCACCTGTAACCTTTGAAGTTATGTTACTACCATCTCCATCTAGCCTTTCCTGCCGCCATACATATCCAAGACTATCTCCTCTAAACCAAGTATCTTTGTTATTTTCCCTAACAATACACGCTGCCTGTGTAGTAAAGCCAGGCCACACTGCCCAATTTGCTACTATATTTCCAGTTTCAACATCTTGACCAATTGAGTCACAATCCATCATAAAGCACATGTTATTCTCTGTATTATTCTCTGTAGGAACAAAAAGAAGATACCAGTTGTGTGGTTTTACTTTATATGAAATAGCCCAAGCATTATCATAAGCCTCTTTATTAATTCGATAGACTGTCATTGACGAATTTGGGTCAAAGAAATCCTGAATATTATTTGCGACATCTTGGATATATACACCATTTGTGCGATAAACGCTATTTGCCCCCAAAAAATAGCACCAGTTATCTATAACTCTTATTGTGTAATGTGATATGCATCCTATCCTTGAGTCTGGACTAATTCTGCTTAAAGCAAAGTCGTATTCGTTGTTTCCACTTAATGAGTAAATCTCATATTGTTTAAATACTAATAACTGGTCATAATAAGGAGCAATACCTGTAATTGGGCTACTATCTCCAACGGTAATTGTAAATATAGTTGATTGGTCTAATTCACCTTGCGGCCAATAAGCCACATCAAAATCTTTACTAAAATACAAAGTATTTCCAATTGCTCCAAATAATCTATCCTTCCATACTGTAAGGTATTTTACCTTTGGCGGTGTATCATGGTCATATTCTAACAGTGCTCCGCTTGAATTAGAAGTTATATCAATAGTAGTATTAGTGTTATTTGGAATTTGTGTATTATAAGATAACACAGCCCCACCAGCAGAAGACATATAAATATATCTCTTCGTAACCTGTGTATCGCTAGATACTGCAACATTAGTAAGTCTTATATCGGCTGGAGCATTGGCAGGTGGAATAGTGCATGTAATTTCATCGCTCGGATTGCTTTCAATAAAGAAGTTAGAGTTACTATCATTTACAAAAGTAAATCTTATTCTATAAGTCCCAGCGGAAAGATGTCCCGTTCCAGAGTTTATAATAGTTGCAGTTGGCACTGTAGTAGGTCTTTTAATCCCAGCATTTGTAACAGTAGTGCCATCATATTTTTTCATCTCATCTGAACCATTTGTCATCCAGTAATAGTCACTGTAAGTAGCAAAGTAATATACAGCCCCATCAGTCATACCAGTTAGTATTTCAACAGGTGAGCCGCCATTTCCTGTGTATATAGATGTCCCAGCGGTTATTATTACTTCACTTGTAGAGCCATGAATAAAGTTGCCAATGGTAGTAATTGGCGCTGGTAATGGGGTAGTATTATACTTCTCGCCGCCTTTTCTTTTTGTAAAAGCACCAGCAAAACTAAAATGACCTCCAACAGCAAGAATAGCATCAGTAGGCTTAAAGTTAGTTATAGCGGCATAAGTATTTATACCACGTAGGTTATTATATGTTACTACCTGCGGAGGTATCATATTAGTTATTATTTATAATTTTCTCTGCGTCCTTTTTTATTGAAGTCAGTTGCTCAATCTTGCCTTGCAGTCTTTCAATCTCTGATTGTATTCTAGTAATCTCTGACTGTAGACTTACTACATGGTCACTGCAGACATTAATTTCATTACTTATCTCATCTATTGTTAGAATTCTTATAGGTTGTTCGCCTTTTTCCTCAATTGTTCCATCTGGTAATACTCTATATTCCATATTCCCTCCTTTTATGACCTACTTATCTCTCTCCAATATGTTCCATCATAAACTAGTGTAAGTGTATTTCCTGCACTTGGATTATAATCTACGCCACCGCTTAAATAGAATGGAGCGCCAGTGCCAGCAGTATTATGTTTGACAACAGGATTGCTGTTAAATTGTAAAGTAATTATTGTCCCAGCCTGAACACCAGTTGCGCTTAATGTATTAATTTGAGTATTGCCAGTTACATTAAAATAGTTACCATCAATGGTTAAGGTTGCGTTATTTGCAGAGGCGATATCTGTTCCTTTGCGTCCCTGTATCATTCCGCCAAGCGTAACAAAGCCACCATTTTTATCTATGTATGCTTTTTCTACTGTATTGTTTCTTATGCTTAATAATTTTGCCCCTGCTTGAGTTAATGTTACAGTATTATCCAATATTATCCCAATAGAAGAAGCATTATCAAGCTGTCTTCCATAAATAGAAAAAGAACTACCTGCGGCAGAGTATAATGGATTATACATATATATTACCGATGTGCCAATGCTACATCTTACAACTCCGCCAGTGGTGAAGGATATATTATTTGCCCCACCAGAGTATATTCCAGTATCTGTATCTGAAGCAAACGAATAAGATGGTAATGCTTGTGTACCATCTGGAGCAAAATGATTACCTAAATAATCGATATATGTCCTTTCTACTCCATTATTTCTGATAGATACTAACTTTGCCCCTGAAGTTGTAAGAGTTATTTTATTATCTAAAATAATTCCTATAGCACTTGCACCATCTGCAACACGACCAGCAAGATATAATGATATTGCATCAAATGCCCATATTGGCACTCCAATACTGATTGCAGTTGAAGACATACTCATTCGAACACCAGAAGATGTCGCAAAAGACAAAGTTCCTACTGCTCCTAGATATATTCCAGTCGAACTATCATTAATAAATGTATATGAAGGTGCTGTAGCGCTTCCACTACCAATTCGTAATGCTATATTTGAATTTATTGGACGTAGATGGTTTCCATAATCTAACCATAATGATAACAATGTTGAGCTAGACATTTGCCCTCCTTACTTACCAAAGAGTAATACTTAAGTTTGTATAACTTTGCCCTGCAGTAGCATTCTTTGCCTTAATGACTGTTCCATTTGTAATTAATATATTACTAAAGACATGCGCAGAATTTGCAGGGATATAAAAATGGTCTGTGTTTCCGCCATCTATAGATATTATTGCTGGGTTAGCACCACCAATAGATACAAACATATTAGTCTTTAATCCAGACGCAGTAATAATAGTAGTATACGTATCTTGACCAGTAGCGCTAATAGCATATGCTTGCGGTGTAGATGGACCAACAGAACCACCAACAACATATCCATTCCCATCTAACGCTTGCACCAATAAAACATTATCAGATGATTTTCTAATAGTAGAAGCAGCATTAACAATTGCTTTATTATTTGTAGTACCATCTTTTATCTCTACTGCTCCTATTTCTAAATCTCCTGTTTCCAATGTAACATCGGAAGCATGTGTAAAGTTTCCATATAGGAAGCACATTCTAAACCAAAATCTGTCATCTCCAGCATCCCCAGACTTTAAAGTTATCTTAAATCTCCAATACTCGTGTATATTAGATAGATTTATTGAGTAAACATGTGGATTGTTATCTGTAATAACTCCTAGACTTGGCTTTGATATTGCGTCTATCTCTACAAAGTTAGAGTCATCCTCATCTGGACTCGTCTCTATGGATAAAGCATAGGCAGGCATTCCAGTAGCAGAGTCAGCTTTAACCCATATTACTACACCTGTCATATTATCAGATTTGATAATATCAGATGTATAATCCGATGTTATAGGCACATTATCTAACACATTAACAAACTGCCTCATTGCCTCTTGTGGTCTTATATCACTTATACGCATTCTAGCCATATGACTCTCCTTTTAACAAACTTCTATACCAAAAGGTTCAACATATAATCTTTGTTCAGATGGTAACTCTATTGTCTCCTTAAACTTTTGTTCTCTTAATTCATGAGACCTGATAAAAGGCACTATATCTACACCTCCGCCACCTACCATCTCCTCCTTTTCCTTTGCCTGTATAACACAATAGCCAACCAGAAGCTCATGATAAAAATCTTGAAAAGCAGGATGTGGACTATCTGTATCTTTGGTTAATCTCGGAGGTATAAACCTGTAAGTTAATTTAATACCATTTTCTATATTATCCGCAGGGGTTGGTTCTAATACTAAATCTGCACCCTCAAAATGATATCTTGGAAGATAGCCACGCAGATAACTTACAACGGTAGCAGATATTCTATTGGCAGTTTCAAACCTTTCATAATACTGCATTGGCACTGTTTCAGAATTAAATACCCTTTCCACAAGCCTTGCCGAATGAAAATCACTAGGTAATGGATAGTTAGCAGTTCCACTTACTATAGAAATATAAGCAGTCTTAATAGTGCCAGGATGCTTGGCATTTAGCATCCACTGCCAATAGTAATAATAACCTGCATTAATATAGTCATTCAATTCTTCATCAGACCAGAACGACTGCGATAACTCATCCAACTTGCGCCGTGCTTTCGTCCTTATTTCTAATAGGTTCATATTTTCTCCTTCTACCCCTTCTCTTTGGGAAAATAGGCTTTTCTACATTATCACTTTTATCTGCTTCATCTGCTGGTAAGAAAGAGACGCCATCGCTATTACCACCATCATCCTTTTTTGTTGTTTCCTTGCCAAAACTTTCAGCCTCCTTAAGCCACTTCTCCGCCTCTCTTATCTGCTTCTCAAACTTTTCTGGGTTCATTGTTGCCTTATCAGCCTCACTGCCGCCATTTTCTCTTACATCTCTTAAGGCTTGATATTCATTTATTTTACAATTAGTTTTCCACTCAATTACCGCTTTTAACCCTTTAATACGCTGCGCTCTTACAAATTCCTCATATGTTGAATACTTTTGTTGCATCTCTGGTGTATAAGCAAGATGCACTAATCCTTTATGTGCCTGTGACCTGCATAAATGCAGTGCATGCTTATCATTCCATATCTCAAGTTCAGAAAATGCAGGAATACAGTAAGAGACGCTATCTGCCATCCCTTCTATATCCCAACCTGTTGGATTTAGGACTTTCATATCTCCTCCTTTGTGTTAGTTAATAATATATATCTTCTTATCCTTCTTCTCTGGGAGCCAGTAAATATTCCGCCTTGCATTTTCTATCGCTGCCCTCCAAAGCGTCCTTAATTCCTTATTAATCCATTTGCGATAATCTTCTCTAAGTTTTTCCTGAGACAGTTTTCTTTTTATCTTTGCTTCTTTTAAATACGAATACATATCCTGAGGAGATGGATATTTATCTAGTAAATCCCATGCAACATTTTGAGATAGCCAAATAATAGTCCTAATATCCAACGGTCTAAATGTTCCGTCTTCATTTTCCACAGTCATTATTACCCTTGTTAGACCAGTTCTTCTATCTCTCCAAAATATTTGAAAACGCTGTAAATACTCATTCCACACTGGAAATAAGCCAGGCCTAATCAATTCCAAATCTCTTATGAAACTTTTAGGTGCCTTCATAAAGCAACCAATTATTCAATAGAAGGGGGAGTATAAAACTCCCCCCATCTATTGATTTAAACCATTAGAAAGTAGGCACAGCCAAATTATACATTGCTGCTATAGCACGAGGATTGCGTGTGCCTAGATTTCCATAGTATTTCAGGTATGATACAAATCCATCATACCCGCTATCCCATTTCAGCGTTGAACCAGTGCTATCGTCTAGTTTAAGCGGATACAGTTCGAACTTCTCAACATATTCAGAGTCATACATTATAACCGCCTCGAATGGACAATCTGTATCCTCTACCCACTCTATACCATTCCATGTTGGAACTTCTACATAACCAGAGTCAAGCTTGTCTTTATCAAAGAAGCGCTTTAGTGGGGTCACCACATTTAGATATTTCCTAAATTGAGAGGTATTAGATATAATCTTATTCGGCTTACGACCACCTAACACCTTCATCTTTGCAACTACACGTTGCAATAGGTCATTAGATATTGAGGAACCACCAGCATCTACAGTTATACCTCTCCAAGTAGGATAGGTTGCACGAGATATATTTTCATATACCTCTGCTTGTGACCCATCGTCAACCATCATAACAAAGCCTGTTAATTCCTTACCATCTGGTGGCGCATTATCTCCTGTTTTTTCACGGTAAATCCAAGCGCCATCATCACAGCTTTGGGCAGACTCAAGCTCTATTGTATTGTTAGCAACATCAACATCTACAACTTTTACTCCATCAATCTGCTTCGTTCCACTATCATTAATCACATCAATATACATGCCTACCCTAAAGTGAGTAGGAACACCTTCCTTAAATGCGATAATTTTGCTGTTGCTAACTGCGCCATCAACCTTTGCAATCCTTCCAAGTCCAGAACGGAAGCATTGTGCATTTAGTTCCTTTGTAGCATCCTTAATACCTTCCTCAACTTGGAATGTTACGTTATCGGCGAATGACTCTTCGTTTCCCTTTGCCAATTCAAGAGACAGTCCAGAGTATCTAATTGTGTGCGTGAATATTTTAGGAACAACACGCCCCTGAACTGGTGTCTGGGACGATGGAGTCCTTAATGGCTCAAGTTCTGTCTGTGAACCTTGTCCTCTCTGGTTTCCTTGAACGTTAACAGCAAAGAAGAAGCCCTCTCCAGCAGGTTTCTTCGGAGACTTCTTTATTTTCGGAAAAGTCTCCGCAACCATGTTTTGCATGTTTTCAATTGTATCAGTAGAATATATTCTTTTTAGTAAGCCACTAATTGTCGTGGAGTCAACACCCATATAATCCTCCTATTTAATTCATGTTGTTGCCTTTAAAACAGAGGCGATATATTGCGCACGCTCATAGGAGTCTTTAAAGTTAGTATCCTGTATTGGTTGCATACCGCCTTTGGTAGGCGATGGAGGCGCTTGGTCTTGCTTTTTCTCATTCAAATATAATGAGCGGTCTAACTTTATTATCTTATTCATCCGCTCTTTAGCAGCCTTATACGCCTCATGGAACAACTGCAAATTGAAATTGTTAAGAGGGTCAGGATTGCGTTTAATTAACTCTTGTCTTACAAATTCCTGATACTCTTCATTCAATTCGCTAGGAATATTATCTTCCTTCGCCAGCTTTTGAAATTCATTGATATACATTGCCAGCGCTAAATTTTGCGCCAGCATTGGATTAGCATAAGGCTGTTGAAATTGTTGCATAGTAGGCTGCTGTTGCTGCGCCTCAAGTATAGCATTCTTTATCGACTCTAACAGCTGCGGATTTTGTTCAAGAATGCTATCAAATTGCTTATAAACTTCATACAGTTCTTTGTTCTTTACATACTCTTCATACTCCTTTTCTATGGCACGCAATCTATCGTTTACCTCTTTAAACCTATCATATGGAATAGACTTCGGCAATTCCTTCTCTTCCCCTACAGTGTTTAACGTCTCTGCAGACGGATTGGGTTGAGAAGTGCTTGCGTTAGTCTTACCTGCTTCGCCTTCAGCAGCTGACGAGTCTGCCGAGGTTGGCGCAACCTCTTGTTTAACGTCTACCATAAAACCTCCTTACCGTATTTAACGCCCCGTCAGGCGACCCCCTCAGGGATTATGTTAGCAGGGTTAGTCTCTTCTATGCCACCAGCCATACCTGCCTCCTGAGGGATTAAGGCAGGTGCTACTACATTTCCCTGCATTAGCTGTTGGCTTAAATTCCTTTGCTGTATTAGCGCCATTAATTCATTATACCTTCTCTGGAATGCTCCTCTTTCATCTTTAAAGTTAGGCGCTTTCATTGCGTCTGTCAATACTTGCAAATGTATATTTAAATCGTCAAATGGCAGAATTGGCGGCCATTCAACATCTTCTCCCTTATTAATTGACGTTAATACTGATATTATCCACCTTGCACGCTTTACATCAGCATTTATATTTGTAGCAATTGGTTCTATACCAAACTTCTCCAAGAATTGCTGGTTACCAAATGGATTAGACATTGGGTCAAGTGGTCCAAAGAGACCCATTTGAGCCATCTCACGGTAGGTCTGTTGCTCCATTATCTTTGAGCGTGGCAACGATGACCCAGCCTCTATCCTAACATTGATATTGTCCCTCAAATCCGCACCAACAAAATCTGTTATTTCAATATCTAAATTGTCTCTATTCATAGACTTTAACAAAGAAATAAAGGCAGGTCTTGGCTCACGATATTTTCTAGCAATAAGTAACAATTTCTTTTGCTGCCCTTTCTCTATAAACTTTTCCCACTGCTGCACAAATGGCGCAAATTTACTAAAAGACTGCTCAAGTAACATAGAAAGTCCAGTAGCAGTAGAAACGCCAGGCGGATTTATACCCTGTAAAACTTCATTATCGCCAGCGATATTGTGCATCCTAACAATAACATCCTCACGCTCACGATATACATCTGGTGGTAATCCAACGCCAGGCAATTTTTCTGGTCTTGCACCATTTGCACCAACTGGATTATATGGAATGCATAAGCCAGGCGCACCGTTAATATATCCTTCAGGAACACCACAACCAGAAGGTACAAGCCATTGTGGAGATACCATCTGCATCCTGTTAAGGATGATAAGTGAGTCTATAGAATTCAATCTCTTCTGTAATGGAACAAGATTTTCAACAAGTGAAAGTCCATGATATCTAAAAGGTACTTCCTCCCACTTACACACTGTATATGGATGCCAAGAGTCTTCAACTTTCGGGTCATAATACGGTGACTCATTGACATAAAGCACTTTTCCACCAGCAGAGATAATAAGTAAACCCTTTGGATATTTTTGCGTTGGTCTTATGTAGCACTCTTTTACAATAGCACAGCCACGCAGTGGCACTGCTTCTGCAGTTAATCCTTGACTAGTAGAACTTCTTAACCTATTCCAAAGGCTCATCATTAAGGATAGATTTCTATCCTCCATCACCTTTTCTGCAAGACCAGTATATCCATCACCAGACCTACCAAACTGTTGTTTAATCCAATAAAGCGGCTTTACCTGCATTTCAATATACCAAGACTGGTCTTGTAGGTCTACCATCATCCTAAATGGGTCTATAATCTCAACAGCATTGTCTCCAACATTCACATTGTAAACTTCACCGTCTAACTCAACTTGCTTAACGCCACCCTTGTTTATATCCCAATAATCCTTTCTAAACACTGTTCCAGTAAGTAATAGTATCTTTGCTGCTTTGATAAGTTTAAGTTGTTCTTCATCTAATTCCCACTTTGCATCAAGTATTCTTTCTGCAAGTTTTGCTGCATTTATATCCCTTGAGTCTGTAGAATTAGGACTGATAAATGCTGTTGGTTTGTGTCTTGTAAGTATAGCAGTAACCGTTTGGACTATTGGAAGTATCAGGTTTGTTGTTGGTCTTGGAATATATTTGTTGTATTTAGTCTGTGGAATAACTTCATATCGTCTAGTAATCTCATTGTAGTAAATATGCTGGTCTCCCTCATAAAACCTAATACATTCTTCCCATATGAACCCCAGCCGCTCAAAGTATGCTTGGTATGAGCCATAATACACGTCATCTATCATTCTCCCAAGTTGGCTCACATCTGCGCTTGAGGATATATCAAGTTTATCTATTTGCGATAAATCTAGCATTTATTCCTCTTCTGTTTCTGTCATATCTTCAATTTCCCTACCACTCTTACTGCCTTTTAACTTAAAAATTCTTGCTAATATGCTAGGTGCACTTGCTAGATTTTTAACAAATTCCCTTGTTTCCTTATCACCATCGAAGCCGCTTATAATAAATCCATTATCAATTTTGTCTATACATACATGCTGTGGAACTGTATCCTTTGGCTCACCTATTTTTATCTTTATCTTCGCCATATCCACTCCTTTAATGCCCTAAAATTTCATTTATTTCATCTATAGCCTGTTGCTTTTGTTTCTTTTCTTCCTCTGTTTCTGCTGCCATACTTTGTATCTGTCCAAGTATATCAACATAAACTGGCGGCGGAACTTGCTGCTTTGCTAAATCTCTAGCATTGAACTTATACAACGCATCACCAACTAAAGCCATAAGCCTATCTTGCAAGTCGTTTACCTGCTTCCTCAAGAACTCAATCTCCTTATCCTTTGCTTTACAAACTTTACACTCAAACATTTTAAGCCTCCAAACAGTTACCTTCGTGTCTCAATTCACCATTCGTAAATATCCACTTATCACCGATTGGCTTATGGCATACAGCACATAGCCCACCCTGATACTCCAACAAAACCATTGGCGCAGTCTTTCTTTCTACAGATTTTACTATCTTCGAGTCTATCATTGAAGATTTATTTAACACAAAAGTATCATTAATTGCCTTAACCACTTCTCCCCACTCTGAACTATCAATCTCACATTTAGAACATACACCAACAGTAAGCAAAGAGCCATTTGCAAGCTCAAACACTTCCTCGTTATAAAATGCGGTAATATGCCCATTCTCGATGATATTCCTTCCACACTTAATACATTTGCCAGGCATACAAATCATTGTTCTCATAATAATCCCTAAAACATGCCCTCAAACACATCTTTACTAATGGTCGGATACTCTTCAAAATGCTCCATCCAGAATTGTTTGCTTCTCGCATCCAACCCAGCATATTTATCATCTTTCTTTTGATAGTGCTTATCGCTATTAGAGCGAATAAGATGCAAGCAATATACAAGCGCATCAACCAAATCATCATGAGAGCCATTGGGAAACTCTAGCAATTGCCTTACAAGCGCTTGCGTATTTATTCTAACCCTTCCTTGTTCGAATAAATTGCTAACTGCTATCGCTCTGCGTATCTTGTCTGTATCTGCCTTGAGTGGAATAATTGGGAGACCTTTATCTCTCAAGGCGTCTCCTAGCGCTTTTTGGAATGCTACATACTCAACGCCAACCAAGAATGGCTTATGGCGTATATACGCAGAGATAACATTCTCAAGGATTGTATTAAAAGACCAGCGTCCATGCAATGTCTCAACCTCGTGGATGATATTGTTGTAATCAATGCCTAGCGTAACGAGTGCTGTCTCGTTTGCACTCTCATCTTCGCTGATAGCGGGGTCAACTGCCATAAACTTCGCCGCATACTCAACATTGCCTTCGCTTGGCAATAACCACTTGGACTTGAATATCTGCGTATCAAAAACATCCCAACTGCCCTCAAGATATTTCTCTCTCCAGACTGGGGGGAAGTCTGAATAGACGCTATCAACATAATCTTGGGGCAGGTGGGGATTTTCTTTCGTAAGTGACTGGATAAAAATGTGATTTGGCAGTGGTCTTCCCTCCAACTGCGGTATCACAAATCTATCTTTGAGCCAACACGGCTCGGGGTTGCTTGCAAGCAGCCCAAAGCGTCTAATGCCTGGCAAGCACAGTCTCAATCGTGAATTAAGCATCATAAAAAAATCTTCTGTCGTCTCGCTTGCTTCATCAATTGCATATGCTCCCAAGTTTAACGATTTCAGTTTGTCTGTGCTCTGTAAGTCTCCCAAAATGATTTCAGAGCCATTTATAAGTTTTACAATCCCATCCTGCTTGTTGTAACTTTTTAGCAACTTCGTCGGTAGCATTTCAAAAAAAGTTAGCATCGTTGTTCTCTTTAAGTCTTTTTTTCTCTTCCTAGCAAGATAAATCACATTTTTTGGATATTCAATAGCAAGCATGATAACTTCAGCACACAGCGCAACAGACTTACCGCCGCCCATTGCGCCGCCGTAGAGTTTGTACCGATGCGGCGCACTGTGGAACTGTCGCTGCTTTTCTGTCGGGACATATGTTTCAATGTCCATACATACTCGCTATTTTCTCAATCCTCTAGCAAATGCTGCTGCTCTCCCCTCTCGCTCTGCTTTTCTCTTTGCAAGCGATGGGAATTTCCTATACACTGCCGCCCGTACTCTCGCTTTTTCTTCTGGAGTGCCGTAGGCTGCAACCCTTGCTAGCGCATTTCGTGCGTGCGCTATGTCTGGGATTGGATACGCTCCTTTTCCTGCCACTCCTCCAGCCTTTCCCTTGCCCTTCTTCTCTGGCAACGCAAAGCTCGATTTTTTCATCTTCTTGCGCTGCTTGTATGTGAGTCTAGCCATGTTTTGCCCCCTTTAGTTTTTCATTCTTTTGGTCTAGGGATGTGCGTCTTGATTATAATCTCTGGAGGATTGTCTCTGTCTGTAGTAAGCGTCTGCTTTTGTAGGTCGGGGATACGCTTGTTCAACAGACACTTTGCGCATGCGATGCGCACTTGCCAATCGGGACGCCCTCGTGAGTCCTTGGCTTTTAGCCCTTGAATAAGCGTATTTATTGCCTCTGGTAGCGCTTTGTCAATGAGTGATTCGATGTCTTGTATTGTGACTTTTTTCTCTTCTTCTTTTTCTTTTTCGTCTATTTCGTCTACGCACAGTTTAGGCCTCGCCATGCATTGTCCCCCTTAAGTAACACTTTTTTTAAGAAAAGTAACACAAAAACAAAATAATTGCAAGAGTTTTTTAGATTTTTTGGTTTTTTTGTTTTTTGTATGCGTGATTGCCTCAATTGCCATTATCGCCATGTCTAAAGATATCTTTTCGCCGTTTTCTAGTAAGGAGACTAGTCGATTGTTCGCCCTTTCAAATCCGGTTATCCCACTACCTAACTTGAGCCCCACATTGTGTGATACGGCATGCCTTTCTAATATCCTTGCTATCTCAGGGTCTAGATTTGGCATTACTTGAGTAAGTTTTTCAATGATG